CACGATCACTGTCGTCTGTGGTACTGCCGTTGGTTCCGTTCCGAAGGCCGCGAGACTCGCGATTATCGAATGGTGCCGCCTCAACTGGGGTGACTGCGTTGGCAGTGACTGCGATGAGAAGAAGTACGACAACCTGATTAACTCGTTAGCGTGGTCAGGTTACTGGAAAGCACTTTGATGGCATGCGTCTTCAAGTACGACAGGAAGGTGGTGATCCAAAGTCTTTCGGGATCTGAAGACGGTCACGGTCACATCGATAACACGGATGACGATAACTGGTCGCAGTACGTTGCCAGTTACGCATCCGTAATATCGAAGGCTGGCCAGGAATTTTGGAAGGTGGACAAAGTTGACGCGACGGTATCACACGTCTGGACCTGCCCGTACTCAAAGGCACTGGCGGCAGCGACTCCAGACATGCGATTGGTTTACGACTCTGTCGTGTACGAGATCATGAGCGTGATCGACATCGACCTCGCTCACAGTGAAGTGGAGATCCAAACGAAAAGGGCAGTCTGATGCCGCAACGTGGAGTGATCCAATACAACTGGGACAAGTACAAGCTCAAAAGGCTGATGAAGAAACTGGAGAAGTTCGAGAAGAGCAGGAACAGGGTGCTCATCCCGGCAGTTAAAGCAGGAGTGACGGTTTACGCCAGGCAGATCAGGAAGGACATGCCTGCCTATATGCCACGGCGTCGACCCAGAGCTCAAACTGAGACAACGGCATCAGGCCGGCGACGATCACGACTTTGGGAAGCGAAGAAAGCAGTTGGTGCCTCATCGAGGCTTGTTCGCAACGGAATGAACAAGGGTGGTGTTCACGGGAAAGCAGGATCAGGTGTCGGGAAGCCAAAAAGGAACTCAGGGTCACGACCATACCCACGACCTGGCAGAAAGGGCCGGGGCATAGGTTTAGGTAACCTGCACTGGTATCTGATCGGAACGAAACCGAGGCACACTTCAACAGGGATTTACACAGGCCGTATGAGGCGACCGAAAGTCGTTCAGAGGGCAACCTCAATGGTTCAGTCACAGTCGGAAGCGGCAGTCAGGAAAAGGATCAAGGTCGGCATGAAGCGGTTGTATCGGAGAACAAGATGAAGTCGGGACTCACATCACTTCTCAAAGGTGAATCCACGATCTCGTCAATCACGTCACGGGTGTATGTGACGAAAGCGCCACAGACGGCGACGATGCCATACGTGGTGCTTGAACTGCAGGATACAGATGAGTTTGAATCGCTCGATGGAACGGGTGACCTACGAAAAGTTTCATTCGCGATTGATTGCCAGTCAGACATATCAACAGAGGCAGAGACGCTCGGGAAAGCGATCCGAGACTTCATCGGCGATTACACAGGTGCAGCTGGTTCATTCACAATTGACGCGGTCAATCTGAGTCAGGAGATATCGGACTACGATCCTCCGAAAGACGGCTCAGAAAAAGGAACGCATACGGTCACGTTACTTGTGGATATTTTCTATCAGGACACTTGAACGACAACTGCCACTACTGAAAAGGAGAAACTGGCATGAGTAAGATTGCAGGTAAGGGAACAATTCTCAAGAGCACGATCTCGGCAACACTGACTGCCGTGGCTCAGATCACCAGTATCAGCACGTCAGGTTTCAAGAGTGAAACCTACGAGTCCACATGTCTGGACACTGGTGTCGGAAAAACAAAAGGACTGACAGGTTACGCCGAAGGCGGCACCTGCGACGTGGAAATATTTTACGATCCGGGACTGGCAGGACATCAGTTCTATCAGGACTCGATCACCACGCCTGTGGAGATTGTTCACACGATCACGTACACCGATGCGAGCGTCACGACGTTCACGTCAAGTGGTATCGACATGGGTGTAACGGTCGCGATGGACGACGGACTGAAGAGTTCGCTGTCATTCGAGATCACAGGCATTCCATCCTTTGCATAAGGCATCATGATGAAGGCGAAATTCATACGCGACATGGAAGTGGCTGAAGGCGTCACGCCCGAAGAGTGGGTATCAACCAACAGTGAAGGCAAGCGTTTCATTCCTGCCGGTACGGAGTTCGAGCACCCGGAAGCGTTCTGGCAGGTGTTGTTTGGCAACGCCACTCCAGTCGACGACGAGTGTAAGGTCGAAGTCGACAGGAGAGCCTCGAAGCCTCAACTTGAAGAAGCTCGCCAGGCATCAGATGAACTTTACGAAAAAGTGGCTGATGGTCAGTCACTGGAGGACGACGAGGACGACGAAGGAGATGATGAGTGACTCATGCCACCCGAGACATGTTGCTGAAGCCAGTAGAGCGGCCCAGCGAGACTGTGGACCTGCCTGAACTTGGTGATGGAATTTCTGTCATTGTCACCGGGATGACTGCGAAAGAACGATCAGAGTTCGATCAGCAGTTCGTATCCCGCAAAGGTGAACCAATGAAGAAACGAATCGCCGAGGGACGTGAACGAATCATCGTGGCATGCTGCCGCGACGAGGAAGGCAAAAGGCTATTCACGACAGATGACGTGGCTCAACTCGGCAAGCAGTCCAGTTTGATCATCGAACGAATTGTCACTGTGGCTCAGAGGTTGTCAGGAATGACAAAGGATGAGCTCGAGGACGCGGTAAAAAACTCCGAGGAAACCCCAGACGATTAGTCGCATTGCGGCTTGCTGAATACGTCGAGCATACCACTGACGTTGACAGCATGCTCGATCACATGAGTACCACTCAGTTCAATGAGTGGTGCGCGAAAGATGCGGTTGAGCCAATCGGAGAAGAAAAAACCCGCGTCATTCTGGGGATGATCGGGATGATCCTGGCGAAGTTTGCCGGGGCGAATCTCACGGAAGATGACTTCATGCCGTGGGTGAAGGTTGATGAAGATCTGCAGCAGGATGACTTCAAGGCAAATTATCAGGGCAGGGAGGACGACTAATGGCCGGTAGTGACTTAGTTGTCAATCTTGGACTGAATGCGACCGCGTTTACCCGTGGGCTCACGTCTGCGTCTGCGAAGCTTGGCACCCTCGGAGCAGGCGTCGGGAAGACCAGCCTGCGGCGTGGATCCGGCGTTATGAACGCAGGCTTCATGAACCTCAACCGCACACTCAGCGTGACCAAGGGACTGGTTGGCGGAATCGGACTGGGGCTTGCTGCCATGGCAGGTAAAGCGATCACCATGGCCGCTTCAACGGAACAGATGCGGATCTCGTTCGAGGTACTTGCCAAGGACAAGGATATCGGCAACGCTCTGTTCAGTGAGATGGAGCAGTTGGCACAGAACACTTCACTGACGATTGCCGATACGACTCAGGCAGCGAAGCAGTTGCTGATCAGTTTTGACGCGGCCAATATTCCCGGCCTTGTCAGAACACTCGGTAACATCTCCGAAGGAATGAGCAACGTGTCCCTGCAGGACATGGCATTCCTGCTTCAGACATCACGAACTGAAGGCAAGCTTCTCGCGCGTGACCTCCGGCAGTTTACAACTCGAGGTATCGACCTGAGTGGCGAACTGCAGAAGGTGTTCGGACTGGAAGGTCTGGACGCTGGTGAAAAGCTGACTGAGATGGTATCTGCCGGTGAAGTCGGCATTCAGCACGTCATGGAGGCGTTGCAGACGCTCGGCAGCAACAACATGCTGGAGCGTCAGGCAAACACTCTGACCGGATCATTCAATCAAGCCAGAGACGCCATAGGACTCATGACGCGAGACTTCGGTGAAGTGCTGGCAAAGACGCTCGGCCTGACGGACTTCATGAAGTCTTTGAAGGATGGCGCGATAGGGATGCGAGAGTCGATTAAATCGAACCTGCCTATTATCGAAATGCTGATCGAGACAGGTAAAGCTTTCGGCACAATGTGGATCCAGGTCTTCAGTGATGCCGCTGCGGCTGTCGGGATCCTGACGGGTGCCTCTGAACTCAGCACGACACAGATCCTGGAGGGGCTCGTCACGATCATGGCAGTTGCTAGTCACGTCTTCAAGAACTGGAGACTGTGGGGCGAGCTCGCAGTGTTTGCGGTACTGCTGCAGGTCGAGAAAATGGTGGCAGATATCGAGCATGCTTTCACCGTGAAGGTGCCGGCGTACTTCAACTGGTTCCTCGACAACTGGAAGCAGATCTTCTTCATGGCCGGAACGTATGTCGTCCTGTTTCTTGTAAACGCACTGGAAAACATCGGCCTGTTTCTCGTTGAAGTCAGGAATTACATCAAGACGTGGGGGCAGTCTGGATGGAATCCGATGTTCACCAGTCTTGACCGTGGCTTCAAGGAAATGAACGAGAAGTACGGTCCATCGGCACTTCCTGACCTCGCGCCGCGAGCCACAACGGCACTGGAGGACCAGTTAACCAAAGGCATGGAGACAACTGCAGGCCAGATCGTCAACGGTATGGACAAGGATATCGATGATGCTTTGGCTCGTTTCCGGGACTTCACGCCCGAAGAAGAAGGACCGGGACTCGGGCCAGCGTTCGCTGAACAGTTTGCTGAACGAGGCAAGAAGTCAACAAAGAAGGTCGACCGGGACAAACAGAAACTCGGCGTGATGCAGCGTGGCTCGTCACAGGCGATCAGCGCCGTAATTAAAGCGATGGGTGGTCGCGAGAAGACTCTTGAACTGTTGGAACTAAAACGTCAGACCAAGATGCTGAAGTACTTCGGTGACCAACTGAAGCGTGAAGAACGATACGCTGAACTTCATCCGCAAGGTCCGATTTAATGACAGTCACCTATAAAGGGATCGATGCGGAGAGCCGCAGTGCGACAAACAATAAAGGGATCCGCACGTACTCGATCACGTACAAGCTTGAGTCTGATTCCACGTCCGATACCGCGTCAGATGTGGGCAACGATGCTAACTTGCCGTCCATCGGCGAGGTTCATGCAGAAGATGCCCAGGCGTATTGCGTGTCGTTGGACATCAACTGTGTTGCAGGCTGGAAATGGTGGACAGCAACGGCCACATGGACAACCGAACGGGAATTAGCAGAGGATCCTGAAGACGATGAAGTGCTTGTATCGTGGCAGTCGGAGATTTACCAGGAAGCAATTTTCCAGGACATTGATGGCAATGGAATACTAAACAGTGCTGGTGATTACTTCATTGATCCTGTACCGACCCGAGATAACGTCCACTTCATTGCGAAGATTCGGAAGAATGTCCAGTCTGTTCCGTCGTGGGTGCTGTCAAAACAGAACAACGTCAACTCGGGGCAGATCACCATCGGTGGACTAACAATAGCTGCAGGGCTTGCTCGGATGTCGCGGTTAGTAATCGGTGAACGGCAAAGGCGAGGCAGTATTGATTTTTATGAAATTTCGTTTGAAATTCACATTCATGAAAGTGGGTGGCGGCTGGAGCCACTCGATGCTGGCTTTCGTGAAATTGATTACGGCAGCAGAGTGCCTGTACAAATCACAGACGAGAACGGAGACGAGCCAACTGCACCAGTGTTGCTGGATGGAACGGGCAATGTGCTAGAGAGCCCAACCGCTTCTACAGCGGTGTACGGCAACTATCAGATCTACCTGGAATCCGATTTGACTTCGTTGCCTGGGATCACTTAATGGCTGATAGATCATTATCCGAAGGGTTCAACGAGCAGATAAAGCGAGGTATCCGCGAGGGGCTGAGTCGCGCCAGAACAAACGTCGGGCGAACTGGTCGTTGGCACAAAAAGGGTGGCGGCAGTTCCACGCCCCAGATGGGGTTCGTGATCACAGAAGAAGACTGTGCCGCAGGCACCGTGACAACCACACCCGCTTCAATTGCCCGCTTCACTGGTTGCGGTGAACCACCGGGAATCAACGACGATGACGAATACGTCATTCAGGACTATTACGAGATCCTTGCGTCGTTGGAGGAAGAGTACCAGGGTGAATTGGTCGGCATGAAAGCGATGGCGACTTACTGGTACGACTACCCGAACTGCACTGGTCGATGGGACTTAGTGATGGTTGAGTGGGACGGGGGGTGCTAAGTGGGCATCATGAACCCGCACACTGTCCTCGGCCTGGGCACGCGGAAGTACCAGCAGGACAACGTGCCTGTTGCTCAATGTTCTGAATCGCTAAAGCCCGGTTGCGGTTGCTGCAGGATTGGCCCGTGTGATATCTGTCTGGAGTGGGAAGCGGACGGTGAGTCCATTGACTACGGCACGGCAGTTGACACCGGCACTGAGTGGGTGGGATCAGCGGGCGGCATTGTGTTTGTTGCTGGCTGGGATTCTTACACCTGCACGTTTTCCATCACACTCGACGGCACGGAAGTGTACTCTGCTGTTCTGTGCGGCGACTCCGGTGAAGAGACGGTCACCTGCCGTAACTGGGATGGCGAGGTTTCGTACACGGATGGGTATGATGAAGGCACGTTCCGCTGGGCAAAGAAAACTCACGTAGAACTCCAGAAGCGTAAAGGTGACGCGGAAGGGGACCACAAGTGCGCTCGCTTATTCTGCGGTGACTGCACCTGCACCTGTGATGAACTCTGCGTCACTGTGACGAACACATACAATCTGGATAGTTGCACAGGCACCATTCCTCATACTGGCGTATTGTGTGAAGGCAGGACATCCGCACCTGAATGGGAGGGGTCTATTGAGTGCGACCCGACCGGCTCACTCACTGTTGCCGTCCAGCTTGCGAGGGACGACTACGACAACTGCATTCTCACAGGGTCTGTGTCCGGCACGGTAGACGGTGAGTACCTCGATGCCGAGTTCCCGGAAACTGTGGTGTCCGACTGTTCATCAATGTCTGCCACGATTGAGGTGACGGATGGGGACAACACGTATTCAATCTCAATCCGTTGTCTTGAATGCGGTAGCTGCGTGCCAGAGATTTGTATTGAGTGTTGTGATTCGGTTCCGCCTTCCCCCCCAGCAACATTGATCTGCCGGGTTTCACTCGGGACAGTCACGCAACCAGAAGATCCAGAACCGCCATTCAGTACCGCGTGCTGGACTGATCTGGAGTTTCCTATCAGCTTCCTGTATGACATCGACGAGGACACTGAAGACGTTTGTATTGGTGAGGGCACGACAAGAAGGGTCGATTGTATAGGCAACCTTTTAGCGGGCGAATTTGATGAGTCATGCTGCTCGGATGGTCAATGGATTGGTGGAGGCAGTAACGGGTGTGGCGACATTGACATCTGTTTCCTTCCTTGTGCGCCAGGGGCTCCCTGCGGCACACCCCCTCCGGGTGAAACGTACGCCAAGTGGGTAGCCTACATGTCTGTTGGAGGAGGAAACTGTTCGACCGCTTCACTATGTTTGATCTGCCATGACACAATTGCGTGGTCAGTGGAAGGGTATCACGACTGCGGTGCTTTACTCTTTACTGTTGGTACTGGCAGCGTGACACTCGTAGTTGATATATCAGAGAGTTGAGATGCACGAATCAACACGTCAACGATTAGCGGAGATGCAGGCACGCCGAAAGAAAAACAAGTTCGTCGCCTGCCCCGCGAAGCACAAGACGAAGATCCCCGATGGTGTTCGGCAGGCACTCAAGAAAAGCAAAGTCGGGTCTTTCCTTGCGAAGCTCATTAAAGGACTAACGGGCATTAAAGGTGCTAAAGGCTGTGGCTGCGCAAATGTTGTCGGTGAGATGAACAGCAAAGGGCCGGACTGGTGCCAAAAGGAAAAGAGATACCTTGTCGATAAAATGATGGGCAACCGTCGAATGCTCGCTGCCGCTACTGGCGTTTCTGTTAAGGTGCTTGAGTCCCGTGGCGTAGAGGTGCTTCTCCGTGCAGGTGCGTACACACTGCTCTGGAAGGCGATCAGGCAGGACCGGGTACACACGAAAAAGATGGAGGAACAGTTAGAGGTTAAAAAAAAAGAGAAACAGGGCAGGGCCACTAAAGGCCGGGGGCGTAAGTTCAGTGCTGCCGTTGAAAAGTTTCGCCGCAGTACAGTGCGCCACGGGTCTCCGGTTGTTGCAACCACACTTCCTGATGATGTCCGCAAGAATTTGATCTATCACATTTACCCACTGACGAAAACACGATGGGTATGGCAGTGGAACCTTGACCAGATTCTTCAGCGAATCGGCCTGTTCAATGGCAGGAAAATCATCGGCATTGTCCACGACAAAGACACTGACTCACCGGACATGGTGAAGGAGTATTTGAGCGGGTACGGCTGTGAGTACATCGTTGCGCCGAACCACCGCGTGAAGAAAAGGTCAAAGGGTCTTGGCGAGAACGTGACAGCCTTGAAACTTATGGGTGCCGTCAGGTCGTTTGAGCCTGAAGTGACGTTTCGTGCTCATGCAAAAGGGGTGACCAAAATCTTCGGGAAAGATCCTGCATATAAGGATACGGCGTCTGGCACATTCTCCCACAACGGCGAAACCGTCAAGGACTGGACAGAAATAATGTACGCCACGTCTCTCGACGATTGGCGAACTGTCCGCGAGCATCTGGAAACATTTGCCATGACGGGGCCATATCGCCGAAACACTCGACTCGGCGCGTCACCGTGGTTCTATTCGGGGTCGTTCTACTGGTACGAGCACACTCGGTTTTATCAACGGAACTGGGAAGGGATTGAACCGAAACGGTACGGGGTTGAATCACTCCCCGGTCTGCTGTTCAACGCTAATGAAGTTGGGTGCCTGCACGGTGACGACTGTGCGTCTCTGTATCATCACACGTACATCAAGGACAGGGCATGGCCCGAGTTTGAAGAATGGAAAAAAACGACAGTGCCAAATCGAGTTCGTGCTGTTGGAAAGTTGACCCCTCCGCGAGCCTTCGCCCAATTCACTGGCACTCTAGCCGAGACGTTTCATCATGCCGAGACAAACCCGAGTGACATCAATGAACACGTCCATGCGTTGCGGTCTCTGGCTGAACGGTGTAAGCACGTCACAGAGTTCGGCACACGCTACGGCGTTTCCACGGTGGCTCTGCTTGCGTCAGGAGTGCCAGTGTTGCGCAGTTACGATATCAACGTCCCGTCAAATCTCAGTGCGTTAAAAGAGCTTGTGCCGGATGGTACAGACTGGGCATTTAAGGCTCAGGACACACTGAAGCTGGAGATAGACCCCACAGATATGCTGTTCATTGATACGCTTCATGAGTACAACCAGCTTCGTGATGAACTGAGATTGCACGGCAATAAAGCCAGGCGATATCTTGTGTTTCATGACACCGTGACATTTGGTGCGAAAGGCGAGCTTGGTGGTGAGGGGTTGAATAAAGCAATTGTGGAGTTTCAGGCAGCGAACCCTCACTGGATCACTATGGCGGATTTCAAGAACTGCAACGGACTAAGGGTGCTTCGCCGTGACAATTAACATTGTGCGACCTACAGACGGATGGGTATTGCAGCAGATCGCTGAAGCGTGGCAGTTGCCGCATTCAGTGTGCTCGGTTCACCCTGACTATGATGCTGACGTTAATATCTGGGTCAACTACGCCATGTTTGATACAGTGGGTCACATGCAGAAAACCAACTGCGATATCGGCTGGTTTACTCACCGTGAACGCGACAACCCACTCGCTTCTCTTTTCGACTGCGTGGCTATGGAAATGGACCACTGTATTGCTATGTGCAATCGCACTGCTGACCAGTTACCACCAGACCGAACCACCGTGATACGCTCCGCTCCGTCCAGTTTGTATCCTCGGCGGAACATTGTGCTCGGCATTGCGGGGCGCGAGTATCCACGCAAGCGGACGCACCTTGTAGATGCC